GTTGTAACGCATGAAGTTGATCTGGAGACCAGGTGCAACTCCTAGTTCTGTCTTCTTAACAGCGAACTGCTCGAAGCGTAGAATAGGCATTGACTGGAATAGAATTTCCTTAGACCAGATGGTCTGAATTGCTTGTGTTAGCTGGCTATTGGAGCCAGAGTATGCTGTAGGTGCTGCGGCTAGATTGCCGGTACCTGTTACGGCTGATGCCATGTCGGTGTTACTCCTTGTTCATATATGTTAGGTTGATTTTAATAGGTAAACTTTTACCCGAAGATTCCCTTGCTACGGTCAGAAGCTGCTTTTCCAAGTAACTTCCCCCGATATTTTGCGTATTCAGTAACCGACATAGAAGCAATCTGCTCCGATGTAAACGATTGTTGGTCCGAGTTAGTGTCCATAGGTCCGGATGCAGGAGATGTTACTCTACTGCCTGTCATTTCTTTTCGAGCATTCTGCATTGCAGACTGCGCCGATTCCAAGATTCGTGAGCTGCGCTCACGTAGTCCTGCAATACTTTGTTCTATCTCTTCGGGATTATTTCCTGAGATTAGATCTACAAGCTCAGGGATAATATTATCCCGCTCTTCTTCTAAACGCTGTGTACGATACGCAGTAACTTCTGAGTATTGACGCTCACGCTCTAGAAGAGTAAAAGCACGCTCACGCTCTGCCTTCTCTTCTGCTAATTTGTCTGCCCATTCTTTTTCCTTCTGTTCAAGAAGAGAACGAACATCCATCTCAGCTTCTTCTTTCTTGCGAGCTTCAGCTGCTTTTTCTTCAGCCATACGATTAACTTCAGCTAAGCGATCTTCACGATCCTTCTTTAGAAGGTTAATTTCTTCTTTTAGAGAATCGATTTGAGGATACAACTTAGATTTTTCTTGTTCACGTACTCGCTGTAAGTCTTGCTCTGAGTAACCCTTTTGCTCAACGAATTGATTTGTTTGGGCTACTGCCTGTGTTGTTTGTGTTGGGTTAGCTTCTGACAAAAATGCTTCTTGAGCTACTGCACTATCAACTAGATTAGATGTTTCTGACATGCGTTATTCCTTAGGTTTAAGAGGTCGTTGTCCGATTTAATGCCACGATGACCTACGGTTATTGTTTGGGATAAGCCTTTCAAATTATTGCTAATTTGTCTGCCTAAATTACTTATTTTCCTCAGAGTTAGGACTATCTGCCTGCTCGCCAGTAACGTCACGTGGGGCAAGTTTTGTGCCATACGCTTGAGTAACTAACTCGCTCTGCATCTGTGCTAACGTCTGCTCTTCAAACGGTGTGATAACTCCAGGTTGCCCAAGAGGTCCAGGACCAGTTCCATCTCCAGGAGCTGCTCCAGGAGGTAAGGATCCATCCGGCATCATACCAGTTAAAGAAGTAATAGCTGAGTTGATCTGTTGTTTGATGAGGTTAAGTGCACCATCCGACTTAGCATCGGCAATAAGCTCTGCTCTGATCTCTTCTAGCTTTTCATGTGGAAATTCTTCGCCAAGTTGGCGAAGCGCACCTTCACGGCTCTCGAGCTGCATATTCATCTTTTGTTGGATTTCATTTAGCACGATGAGCTTATCTAGTGGCAAAGGAGGTGGGAAATGGACTACTGATTGGTAAGTTATTGGGTCCAGTAGATTTAGCTGGGGAAGTTGGCCCGCCTTGATATTTCCGTTAACTTCTGGGTTGTATGTGAATACTTCTGGCTCTTTAAATGCAAGTGTAAGAAGAACAAGCTCATTAATACGTTGAATTCCTTCTCCGTATTGAATTGTCTTCTGCTGGTAACGTGCCATCAATGGCTGGTACTGAATAGCCAAAGCTACGCCAGAGGTATTAGAAATAGGTTGAACTTGTCCTAAAGCTGACTCAGGTACACCAACCATCTCGTGCATTGATGTCTTGATCGTTTTAAGGTACTCCATAGCCCCCTGGAGGCCCTGTCCGCCGCCTTCTAGGTTGAATACCTGTGCTTCCTTAGGTAAGCCTCCCCAGACCTTCTTAGGGCCCTTCTCGAGGCTTGAAGCCTTAGCTCCTGTGATAACTGTAACTGGTGCTGCATGGTAGTTAACAATGTCTGCAACATCTGTAGCAACTTCGTTATAGTTACGGTTAAGGGCGATAATGTCGTGGCAATCTGAGAGTCCCCATGGGGATCCAGAAACACGTACGTTAGGGATGTGTATAACCGGCACTACACCAATTGGGTTAGGGCGTGAATCAATAAGCTCGTCATTGATGTACTCTTCAATACGGTCATCTGTAAGAATTTCAGTGTATGTGTAGACCTGGCGTGTGCCCTCTACCGAGGTGCCCCAGAAACGATACTTGAGCTTAAAACGAATAAGTCGTGATCGGTCGTGTGGGTGGAACTCTGGAAAACAGAAAGAAGAGTTAAGAGGAAGGATACGTACACGCCCTGCGTGTGGTCGTCCTACTGAGTCTTGGAAAGCCTCTTCGTATGCTACTTTAACAAAACAGTCACCAGAGACTCCGCCTTGCTGACCCATTTCCCAAAGAGTGCCGTGCTTATCGTTATCTACTTCCCAGACACGCTTTAGTACGTCAGGCACCAATGCCTCAGTTGATAGTGGGCTTCTGAACTGTGCCCCACGACTAAATGTAAAGTTAATAATAAAATCTGTAAATGCCCTGTAATAATTAAACACCAGCTGTGACTCGCCAATTTCACGGCGATAAGACCAGTGGTGACCTAGGTACATAGCCCAGTTCATAGAGTAACGGTTTAGACGTGGACCGTGTACTTCAAATTCTTCATCAGCAAGTTCCACCAAACCTAATGGTGAAATGGAGATGGTTAAGTCAGACGACGCCGCCCTATAACTGGGAGGAGAAAAATCCATACCACCGCTCATTGATTACATCCTGACTTCATAGTTGCCCCCAACTTAAACTACTAGGTTTCTTTTTTTCATTTCACGCTTATGCTCTTGCTTTTTGCGTTTTTCTTTATCTATAGCTTCTTGCTTGTAATCCCTTTTCTTAGGATCAACTTGCTTAATAGAATCAACGTATCCTCCGCCACTGCGTGCATACTCTGCCGATAACCACTTTGCTGCTTGATAGCTTAATCCCTTTGTTCTGTATGAAGGGTATTTTGCACGCGCTGTTCTTTCAAGAGTGTTGTACATCTCTGGATCACTAGGCTGTGCCATGGTCTACCCTTCTAGTAGGTCTCCAGCTCTGGAGAAAGGGTAACAGAGCTGGAGACCGGTATATTCTAGCGTACTTTTAGTCAAGCACTGAAGCGGGGTTCATGCGGTTATAACGACCACCTGAACGTACTACCTCTTCAATTGAGATCTGAGAGTGATCTCCGAAGTTGCCTTGAGCAAACTCATTTAGGTAAGTTGGTGCCTCTACCCATGCTGCTGAGCCTACGTGTGCACGCTGCTGCATAGTTTCATCGGCATACTTCTCCATAACGTTTACGTTATGGTTTGGACGACCTTCTGGAGTGTCATAGCCCTGGTCTAGTCCAACCTGAAAATCATTTGGTACATCTGTGTCTGTTGCAACGCCCTCTTCAAAGCGAAGTGGACCACGAAGTCCTGGTGTTGCAGGTGACATCTTGCGTTCGTAAGTTGCGCCAACCTTCTCAGGGAACTGAGGTGTTGGTGCGATATTTTCTACTGCCATTTTTTGCTTCTCCTATAGGATTAGAGATTGAGGGTCCTCACGGATAATTCTCGCTTTTATTTAGTCATTTGTCGGCCTAAAGTATATTTTTTAAAAGAACGGGCTAGAGGAAACCTCCACTGTAGGCATAACCATCTCCTGGGTTAAAGAGCACGCCAGGGCTAAGGAATCAACAAAATCGTCGTGAGCATGGGCCTCATCTGGGGCGGCCACTGTAAAGTTTGGCCCCTTGTATTTTACTTCAGCGTCTGTCATTTGCTGATAGAACTTTTTCCAAAGGCGGAGCCTACGTGTTTTAGCGTGGGCTGGCCAAGATACCATTTGTCGTTGAATAAGCGCCTGTAGGTGCTTCCAACGCCTAGATTGTTCGGATGGGCTTGAGGTAACCGAAATAACTTCAGACCTAGGTATTAGTACCTTTAAACGTCCGGCCACTGCATCGCCTACACCATTGGCATCTACTCCGATAGCAAGTACGTCGTAGTTAGATAAAAACTGTTGTATTTGGAAATACTGCTCTTCCCAGTCATCTCCCTGGATCTCAAGCCAATTTAGAACACGGTGGTCGTAATAACCAAACTCATCAGGACGATCCCAATCAACCCACACAACAGTAACAACCGTAGAATCCATTTTTCTAGCTGGGTCAACACCAACCACGACTGGAGACCTATGCCAGCTTTTAACAAGTTCTTGGGAAGTATCGCCCAAATCATCCATAATCGAAGAAGTGACGAACATACCTCTTTCCAAAAGCCACTTACAGTTGTACGAAAGTTGGAATTCATCAGAGTCCTCTCCAATTCTTAACATCTCTTTTTTAATAAACTTTTCATAATTAGCCTGAACTTTAGCAACGTCTTTCCAATCCCATTGAAAATGGTTTTGCTTAACGTTTCTACCACCAGCAACTCTACGTTTGTTTAGCTGAATTGCTCTGTAGAAGTTGTTTTTGTGTGTGGTCGGAGTTCCTGTCTTTACCATAGTGGCGTTGTAGTACGCACCCATAGGAGCAATAGACTTAGATACTACGAAGTCATCTGCTTCTTGGCACTCATCAATAATGATAAGGTGGAAAGACTTAGACTCAATCTTAGCTCTTGGGTTAGCTGTCATCATCATAAGGGTAGAACCAGATTTTTTAAGCTTAATATTTCTAGTTACGCCTGGATTTTTGGCAGGCATATCATCAAGCTCTGGATCTCCGAACAGTTCCATAGCACGCTCAGAAGTAAGGCGGGACACTGTTCTTGCGTACAATGTTTCTACCTGGTTTTGAACTGGGGCAAACATACCTACCCAAATTCCATCACCAAACTTACCCAAAAGATCAGGGTACATACGAGCTAGGCGTGGGAGGATAACCATAAGTGTGGCCACTGTATTAGCAATGGTCTCTGATTTTCCTGACTGACGTGAAGCAAGAGCAGTAATCTCTTCACCATCGTTAATAATAACGGATTCAATAACTCTACGTGCAAGAGGTTTTTGATAAGGGTGGAGCTCATGTCCGACAAGCATCTCCATGAACTGCATGATCTTATCTATAAGTGCCTTTACAAACTCTTTCGACAGCTCATCAAGCTCATCTTCGTCTTCGTCTTCTGGGAGTGGGCCACTGCCTTCGTCCAAGTATTCTAGGTCTAGTTTGTCTAAATCTTCTTCTTCATTCACTTTATAGTTCTTTCTGTAAGTGCTTCCATGATTGCATGCAGGGCTTCTGCCCCCATACGGGCTTCTTCTAGAACGTACTTATCCTGGCTCTTTTGCCAACTAGATATATTTCTACCAACGGAATAAAGAACTTGATCTGTCCAAGTAAGCAGCTCTGCTGTAGGAAGCATAGCAACTCTTTTTTCAACTTTAGTCTTTGTTTTTGTTTCTGTTTTCTTTTTAAATATCATTTTCTGCCCCATCTCTAATAACGTCCCAATCAACTTCGTCTTGCCGTAACGGTCTTCCGGCCACTGCATTAGTCAGGGCCTGACTCTCGCTATAAGATTTAATCCACTTACCTACAACTAAAGATTTTCTGGTAAACGGTAACCTTATACATATTCCAGTACCAAAGCGGTAAGGCTCGTCAATTTCTTGAGTGTTTGCTTTTTCTACCAGAACCGGTGGTTTTACTGGGTAAGTCATAGGATGCCAGTAGAACTTACCTACGTCACGTGTCTTGGCCACTGTCTTCCTCCGCCTCCGGGCAAACATGGTTTGGAATTTCTTGTTCTAATACTAGCATAGAACAGACAGAACACTTATACAGCTTGGGAGGAGTAAAGTTATTCTGGGCTGTGCCACCAACAGGTATTTCTGAATCAATTGACGTATAGTCAGAGATAATCTCTGTAGCCATAAAGAGTTCAGGTGGGAATGGCCCACGAGCTGAATATGATGATGAGGGGACTGGGTGCCCCTGCTTTGTTATTACCCTCGTTATTCTCATTATTCAGCTGACTCAGCTACTGCCTCAGCTGGTGCTGCGGCAGATTTTTTCTTTCTCGCAGGCTTAGGTTTTTCTACCACAGCCTCTTCAATAACAGGTTCCTCTACAACTTGAGTTTCTTCAATAAGCTTAACATTGTGAGGAAGTCTATTTTTATGGTAAAACTTAGGGAGATGTTCGTCACAGAAGATTTGTGGAGATGTGCCCAAATTTTCTACAATATATGTAGCTTCATGCATGCAATTTACGCATAATGTCATATTTATGGTCCTTTCGAAGGTCCTATCATATCTTATATCTGGTTCCGTGTTGCATCAACCCTGTATTTACTGGTAAGATTATATATAGAGGATCAAACCTCAACACTAACTACGTAACAAAAGAGTTGCAACTAGCTTGGCAGACAGACGCCAGGCTACCCTAGACTGGGTGACAGGCAGTCAAAGGTTCGGGTTGGCTTTCTAGCCTAGGAGATAGTGTGAAATTTAATGAAGAAGCAATTGTAAAGATAAAGGTTACTCTGATGGCAGCAATGCTACTCATAGTTACAACAAACCAGGCCTACGCGGTCTACAATCGGGCTGATACACCCACTG